TGGGCCAAACAATACCTCTATATACAAATTAACAGAGACATTTGATTCGTCAACTGAAACTCCTGCACAAGCTCAAATACCAGCGAGTGAAATGGCTCACGTTCACGGATATGAAGTAACATACGATGCGGCGACCACAGCATTTACTGCTACAGAAATATCAGATATTGAAATGTCGCCATGGGATGGATTCTATCCTGAATGGACTTACAATGATCCAGTATCTCATCTTCATCCTGTACTAACTTATTGGGTACCATCTTTTGATGAAGAGATTCTACTTGGATCTTCGGCAGGGTGGCATTATAATGAAGAAACAGGTCAATGGGAGCCATATGATATTGGTGCAGATACGCCTTGGCAACCACAAATTGATGATGATGATGCCTATACCTATATTGAAACTGCACCAATTGTTTCGATATTGGGTGCTCACGAATATGGCGAAAATGATCACGTTCACTACTTTGACGGTTCTACGCTTGATACATTTGGAGCAAATGCAGATAGAATTGCGGTGCCGATTACACGAATAGAAGCAGAACAATTGGCTAATGGAGTAATTGCATTAAAATATATTTATTGTTCCCTACAAAATTCTGGACAACATATTCATTATCACAAATATAAAATTACTTGGAATACTGCTACACAACAATTTTCTGTCGATGAAGTGGAGGAATTATATGATATCACTGGAACTGGTGAATATGTTCCTGTTCTTGAAATTAATAAAACACACGAACATACATTAACAGTTGATGGTATCATTACCCATTTGGGTTGGAATGGTACTCCTCTCTATACTGCACCAGATATTACGATGGCTAACGCTCACGATTGGGATGAACTTCAAGGTTCTGAAACTGACCATCTTCACGCATTTAATGGGACATATTTAGACACAATTGGGGTTAATACAGGGCGGCAATCATTGGCAATAGATGATAATCAAACTACGGATTTGATTAACGGTGATCTTCAAGAAATTACATTATACACAAGTATTGGAACAGGAGATCATTATCACGGTGTTAAAGTGACATATGATGAAAATTACTTGACATTTGTTGCTGAAGATATAGAAAAATGGTCATCGAGTGATGGTGCTCAGTTCTATCTGGAAGATCCTCGTACTCACGCACACCCAACAGAAGTACAAAATATTGCAAGTTGGGCTGGGTTCAATGAATTAATGACGCATTTGCCAGCGTTTGGTTCTCCTGGTTTTCCATATCCTGGCGGCTCTCACCCACATTTTCATAATAATACAATCGTTGGACCATTTGCTTGGAATAATGAAATAGCATACGCAAGCGGAATAACTATTGCACAAGGAATGCAACTAATTGATGGTATCGTTGATTCTATTACTATTTACGATTCAATAGAAGGAGCTCACTTTCACGAATATGTAATTAAATGGGATGATCCGAATGATGTATTTTATGTAGAAAATTCTATTACTTGGCTTAGAGGTGGTATTGAAGATCCACTACAAGATCCAGCCAAATATTATATATCTGTAAATGAGCAATCAGCAGAAGGACTACACTGGCATAACTTGACAATTCACTGGAACCCATTAGAATTATCGACTCCACAACAAACTGGCGGTGCTATCTATATTACTAAAATTGAACCCGTTGATGAGGTTCTCACTTCGTCACCTAATATAGTCACAACTCAAACTTCTACAGAATTGGCTCCGGTATCAACTACATATCCAGATTCGCCAAGTGCAGGTGATACCACTATAATAATTCAATATCAAGATTTGGTCACAACGACTATAACAACGACCACTCAGATAGTGACTACGACTACGACCACTACGTATTTTTCTGATTTTAATACAAGCGTAGTTGTTGGTGCTCCAGTAACAACTTCTGATGTTACTACAAATGTTTCAAGTGCGACTGTAGAGGATATGGATGAGAGAAAGACATATATTAATACAGTTCTTCAAGCAAATAATCCTCCAATTCTTTATATTCAAACTTCGTTCATTGAGGGAGAAGGAAGTCACGACCATCTATTATATGAAGATTGTGAACTTGATTCATCTGGACCATATGCAGGCAGAATGTGTGAACCTATTACTCTGGGGCAGGCGAATGAACTAATTAATGAGCAAAATGCTAACTATGGGTTAATATTCTTTGATTCACCTAATGGTGCGGATAGCCACTATCACGCCTATACGATTAAATTTAATCCGTATGCTGGGACTGATGGTGAATTTGAAGTAGATGGACTCAGTCAATACGATAAGATTCCAGGTACGGGAACAACCGTTCATACTTTTCTATTGACTGGTGGTTTTCACGGTCACGATTATTGGATAAGTGTAGCAGACTATATTGACTTAATAACAGGCACGTGGGTAGTCACACCACAAAGAGATGATACACACGCGGCCCAATATACTCACGAATTGACTCTTTCTTTTGATGGATCGTCATATGATATTGAAGCACAAACCAGTGATTATGATAATCATAGTATAATAAGTTATACGGGTGCTGTACCACAAGGCGGAGAATGGAGTCAAAGTACATCAGGTGGTGGACTAGGAGATCACGAACACGTAGTCATAGTTAATGATGACGATGTATGGCCAGAAGACCCATCGTAAACTATGATAGAATTTTATTTAATAAACGTATAAATAGTTATGATTAATTTAATCAACAAGTAAATAATTTTTTAATGGAGTAATCAATATGGGTGCAATTGTAACCAGTAAATTCAGAACACAGAACTTGATGGTTTTCATCGACCAGTTCAAAACTACTGGTTCTGTCGATGACAACTTCCTGTATCTCGGCTTTGGACGATCTGACGTATGGCCCGATGATGCTCAAGGAAATGACGAAAGTTCAGGTAACTTTACATTACCTGATCCACTAGATGAAGATGAACATCAATATTGGGTAGATATTGTTGGTACTAAACGAATTCAAAATGATGATATTTCACCGGTGCTTCCCCGACTTGACTGGGATACTGGCGATACTCTCGCTTTTGATGGTGATGCTACAGCCGGCATCACGGGTATTGCTGAGCCTGGTCGCTCATTCGTATCCAAAATAGGTTATCACTCTACAGTAATGAATTCAGAATATCGAGTTTATATATGTACGGGTGAGCCAGCGACTGGTAAATGTTATATTGGTGGTGTTTATGATGGCGGCGTTGCTGTTTCACGAACAACTTGTGAAGATACAGTCGGCGGACTTTGGTTACCTACTGGTGCTTCTGAAGAGCCTTCTGGTTTCACAGGAGATTCCAACGGATTATTGGCTCAACCCATATTAACGTCTGATAACTATGTATGGACATTTATTTATAAACTAGAATTGAATGATATTATTAACTCGACTACAAACGACTGGATGCCTGTTATTTCGGGCGATGGTGTTCTAGCAGGTTCAGAACAAGCAGATTTTGGAGATATCGATGCAATATTTACCGCAAAGACTCACCACGGTCTAATTCACGTTAGATTGGAAACATCAGATGGATTTCCAGAAAATGATGACTTTCGACAAATTGGACTTCTACGTAACCCAGAACTAGCTGGAGGTGGAACTAAGGCACAAGCGGCCGTATATGCCGATGCAGATGTAAGTCTTCAGCAAGATAGTGGGCAGTTGATTTATCTAGAGAATCGCCGAGCGATTACTCGTGCTTCTGACCAGATAGAAGATTTAAAACTCGTAGTTGAATTCTAAAAACTGTTTTTTAGAGTTAAACATATATTCCTCTCAATGGGGAGGAATACGAATATTTTTTAGGATGAAACCGAATGGCATATAATTTTAATACATCTCCATATTATGATGATTTCTCCGCAGATGATAGATTTTTAAAAATCTTATTTAATCCTGGGCGTGCAGTTCAAGCCAGAGAATTAACACAAATACAATCTATTCTTCAGCACCAGATGTCATCGGCTGCTAATCATATTTGGAAGAATGGATCGCCTGTCGTAGGTGGTGGAGTCAGTATCGCCAAAAGAGATTGGATGGGACTTGCCTCGGCAGATTCTACGTGGTTAAATCGTATTGTATATGGCGAAACATCATTGGCGGTTGCTGTTATTGAACAACTACACGATGATGAAACCCAACCCTACTACTATTATAGAGCCCTTTCCGGACAATTTGCACAAAGCGAAAATTTATTTACATACGATACTGTTTGTGACGGTGGTTTCGATATTAACGGAGATTGTATTGACAACTCTTGGTATGATCCTGCAATGCTGTACAAAGCGGGAGTTATCACTGGCATTGGAAAAGCATTAGAAGCGAAAGTTTCTGATGGTGTTTATTGGCTCGATGGTTTCTTTACTCCAGTTCTCGCCCAAACTATTTTTCTAGCTCCTTTATCTGATGACCCTTCTTGCCAAGTTGGATTCGATATTGAAGAAATTATCGTAGCATCAACTACTGATCCACGACTTCTTGACCCCGCTTCAGGATTCTATAATCAAAATGCTCCTGGTGGAGATAGATATCAAAAAACTCTGAAACTTATTAAAAAAGTAGATTCTGGTGAATCTAATAAGTGGATGTGGATGATGGATGTGACAGATGGTGGGATCACTACAAAATACGAATCAACTGATTATTCAATGTTGGCTGCCGAGATGGCAAAAAGAACATTTGATGAATCAGGCAACTATACTCTAAACCCATTTCCAATCGAAATGAAAGAGGGTAGTGACGCTGAGCATTTTGGAATAAGAGTTGAGCCTAGCAAAGCATACATTAACGGATTTGAACACGAACTTTTAACTCCTATAACAATTGAAGCAGAAAGAGCAAGAACAACTCGCCACGTAGCTAATGATCATCTCAAACCAGAATTTGGACCATATTTTGAAGTTGCAACAGTAGATGATCTACACGGTGTTTTCAATATCACCCAAAAAGAATATGTTATATTTGTAACAGATAATAATCATACTGTCGCAAATACATCTCCGAATACTATTGGAGTTCATAAACGTATTACCCACGTTACTCAAGCACTTCTATCTGGCTCTTATATAATGGGATATAGAATATATCTCGAAAATGATGTGGGGCTTGATGCAATTGCTCCTGCTCTGTATATTGTTTCAGAAACAAATGTCGGTATATACGCAAAACTTTATCGACCAACAGGTGCGACTGTCTCGAAGGGCGTACATTATCCTTGGTTGTATAATGTTACAGATGTTGTTGCCGGATTAACTCTCGGACAAGTAACATATTCGACACAAAAGAATTCTACAGCAACCCTGACTGGTAGTGTTGCTTCAGTCCCCGCAGTTTTCGTTGATATGCACTGGGAAAAAATTCTATATATTTGGAATGACACGACTGGTACACTTATACCTAAATTTGGAACAGTAGCATCCGGCGACACTTGGATTGATGACTTAACAGGAAATACGACCGCACTTATTACAATTGTGGATGGAAATACTGGTTCTGCATCAACGAATCTATCTGGAGACGCCATTATTATTATGGCAGATATGTATATGAGTAATGCCTCTTGGAGAAATATTACTTATATGGAAGCAGTCTCAAGTGATATTGTTCTTTCAGGAGTAAATGTAGGAGCAACATTAACTCTTCCTCACGCAGTAACAGAAGTTACTTCTATTATAGCGCCTGATACAACAGACGTAACCTCTTCATTTACTTTTACAAATGGTGATACTGATACGACTTATGATGCCGCAATTCTTACGTGGAATGATGGTATTAATGCTACTCAGGCTGGTACTTTTACAGTAACATACTCTCACTACAACCACGGTAATATTACAACCGCAACGTATTTTGCAGTTAATTCTTATACAGATGCTGGTATTCTTTATGATAATGTTCCTGGATATCGTGATACATTAGCGGAAGAACATCCCCTTGCTGATGAGATAGACTTTAGAGCATCGGTAGCTGATTACGCAATCGGCACATATTTGCCTATCCCAGAATCAGCCATTTCAGTATCTTTTGATTACTATCTTGGACGAAGAGATAGATTAACAATTAATGATGATGGAAAGATTCAAGTTAAACAAGGATTTCCTTCTGATGAGCCTATGCTTCCAACAGAAGAACGAAATGAAATGACCTTGTATAATTTGATGATACCTCCGTACACGTATTTTCATAAAAATATTAATGTATCCCACGTAGAACAAAAACGATATACGATGCAGGATATTCGGGGTATGGAAGGCCGACTAGAAAATTTAGAATATTATACCTCATTAAATCTTCTTGAAAAATCTACTGCCGATATGCAGGTTGTAGATGAGAACGGAATGCAAAGATATAAGAATGGTATTCTAGTAGACCCATTTGCGGATCACGGTATCGGCGATGTTTCAAATTCCAACTATTACTGTTCCATTTATCCAGAAGCCCGGATTTGTACTGTACCGTATGTAGTGTATGGTCTAGATTGTGAACCCGGAGTTACTTCAGGTGTTTCCGCAAACAATTTAACATATACATTAAATTATACTGTACAAGAGGCCTGGATCAAACAAGATCACGGCTCTCAAGTTCTTAACTTGAATCCATTTGCAAGAAAATCTTGGATTGGATTCGCTACATTAACTCCTTCTACTGATACTTGGTTTGAAGAAACATATATGCCAGATGTTATTATTCAAAATAAAAATAATAATGCTGTTTTAAATCAAGTCGAAGAATATGGAACACAAACGAGATGGAATGCTTGGGAGACAACGTGGTCTGGTTTTAAAGATAAAGGTGGAAGAGATAATGTTCAAACAGGACGGGAAGTAACATTTGGTTCCAATGCTCAAAGCGGAGGATCCGCTGCCCGACAATTTACTACTGGTCGAGGAGGATCAATCAATGCCGGTTGGCGGGCAAGAACGAGAACGGCTTGGAGACAAATTGTAACGAAGGAAAGTTGGAGTCAAGAACAACAGAAGACCAGTAGTCAAATACGATCTGGTGAAAGGTCTCATATGGAAATCAATGATATTCGCACACAAGTAGGAGACAGATCCTTAGATGTTTCTGCTATTCCTTGGATGCGTTCAATACCTGTGTCTATTGATGTGGATAAGCTACGTCCAAATACTCATATGCACTTTCAGTTTGATGAAATAGATGTGGATGCTTATATCACTCCTGAAGGTGGAGCACAGGGCGATGCAGTTATGACTGATGAAAAAGGTAAAATAAGAAATGCTATTTTTCAAATTCCTTCAGAAGGTTCAGAAGGAATTAGAATCAGATCGGGTATGAAAATACTTGCTATGAAAGACGATTTTATAGATTTCGATGCGATGACTACACAAGCAGTTGCCACCTTTACGGCTAAAGGTACTCTTGATACACGACAAAAAGATATAATGTCAACGTTTGAAAGTTATAGAGTAAATGAAACGCTTTCGGATGACCGTACAGTTTTGGGAGAAACTCGAACTGTTTCTCGAAGTCAAGAAACTGGTAGAAGTAAAACGCATAAGTCATTTACCGAATGGTATGATCCAGTTGCAGAATCATTTCTTGTTTCTGAATCAGATGGTGGTGCATTCATAGATTCAATTGATTGTTATTTCTACTCAAAAGATGACGAATCTACTCCAGTCCGATTAGAAATTAGACCGATGGTGAATGGATATCCAACATCAACAGCATTGCCAACTGCACAAGTTATGCTGTATCCTGAAGATGTTTCTGTTTCTACGAACGGTGCAGTAAGCACAAGATTTCAATTCGCTGATCCGATTTTTTTAATGGACGGGACTGAATATTGTTTTGTTATAATATCTGATTCACTTTTATATAATTTGTGGATTTCAGAATTAGGGGAAGTTGACTTACTTACTGGAGATTATATCTCTGAGCAACCTTATCTTGGTTCTATGTTTACTTCACAAAATAATACCACTTGGACTCCAGAACAATTAATGGATGTAAAGTTCCGGATAAATAAATGTCAATTTGCGGAAACAGGAAATGTTCAAATTAATTTGAAAGAGTATGTAGGAATTAAAGAAGTAGCTTCATTCACACCCAATTTTCAACCAATGGTTCTATCAGGAACTACTATGGATATGAATGTAATATTAAATGGTGACACAAATAATATTATTTACGGTATTCAAGATAACGAAGAAGTAGTTCTTGAAGAAGTGGAATCACTCGATGGTTCTCAAACTATAGCGGCTGGTTATCAATATACTCCAATATCATATAATGTGGAAATGACTACAAGTAATCCTAATATTTCTCCTGTTATCAATAAAGAAAGATTATCGACCATAGCTATTAATAATATTATATGGGATGCCGCGCCTACTGTCAAGAATCAAATGGGCGTCTATCTTTCAAAAGATGTCAAATTGGCAAATTTTGCAGATGATTTGCAAATGTTTTTAAGTGTACAGGAAGGTAATGAAACATATGTAAAAGTATATTATGATACAGGTACAGTCACTCCAAGAACAATTACAGTTCTAGCATATGCAAATCTAATTACTTATGGTGATTATAATGTAAATGATTATGAAGAACAATACGCATATATTTATCCAGCAGGGGGGAATAGTCCAGATGTTACTGTTAGAAGTAATTCTGAACAAATAGGAAGTTGGAATGGTACTATTGCTGATCCTGGACAAGGTGCTTCGGCACAAGTTTCTACAGCATACGTAGATGGAGATGATGATGAAACAAATCTCTGGTCGATGAGTCTAGTAGATATAAGCAGTATGAAAGATATTGTAACAGGTTGTTTTATTTGTACTGAAGATTTAGCAGGAGTATCGCACGACATAACTTCGTGGGGAAGTGCCGGAACAGATTTGAGTGAATATGAAGTTGGAGATATCTGGTACGGAAGTCACGATGCGGATACTGATAGAAAATTCTGGAAGAAAATTCTTCTTCCTGATGGCTCTTATAGTAAAGAAGAAGTGCCACTTTTAGAAATAGATAGTCAAGTTGCCGCAACACATCCTGATTTTCCGATTGGACTTGCTGTCCTTGAGGGAGAATCAATCACTTGGAGAGAAATGAAAGATGGAGGAGTGCAAATTACTAACACAGCAATATCTCTTAGTGCGGAATTTATTGAACATACCTTTACTCCATTGAAAAAAATTACTAAAGAATTCGACCATTTTAGAGTAAAAATAGAATTGCATACAACCCATCGATGTTCTTTACCAGCAATTCGAGAAATGAGAGTATTAGCAGTAACATAGGAAAATAAATAATGGCTAAGATACCCGAATATAGAAAAGACGAAGAGACTGGTGCTGTAATATTTCAAGATGCTAATGCCTATGCTCAACGTAAAAAGATTATTGTTAAGACTAAATTAGCAACGATAGTAAAGAAGGACGAGCATAAGCGTATAAATAGTATGAAGAGGGAAATAAAAGACCTCAAGAAACTCGTATACGATATGATAGAAAATAATCCTGGTGGAACTGAGATTCCGCCTCCAGAGGAAGGTAACTAATGGCTATAGGAACAAGTGAAATTCCATACGTAAGGAAGGATGAAACCTTTAAAACGTGGCGTGAACGCACCAATCAAATGATTCAGCAACAAAATAATTTTGTTCGATTGCAAGAATTAGAAATGTTAGGAATCGCTGATCCGTATGTCACTACCTCTATGCAATTGAATTATCAGGGCATAATTTTGACGAATGGAGAATAAAAATAAAGGAAATTAACAAATGTCACAATATACATTCCAGCAGTTCTCACTAACAGAGTTAAATACGATAGAGCAACAAAAGAGTTCCTTTCTGGACTCTTTAAATATTAAGTTGTTGGCGCCCGATCTTCTAGTAAAAGACTTGGCATTGATGTTGAAGTCTCTAGAGGTAATGGAAAATTTAGAACATCTTCCAGAATATAAAGACTTTTTACTTAATATTGCAAATCGCTCGGCTAAATTTATCTCTCCGACAGAGATGATAGAAAATGGGGGACTTGATATTACTTATGAAACTGCAAATCTAGTACAGAATAGTTCATTTTCTTCTGATGCCTTAGAGATAGAATTACTCAGAAATGCTGGCTTTGATGTTCCAATAGATATGACTCGTCCTTGGTCAAATGGTATTGCATATCAATTTGATATTCTCTTTACTGAAGGAACTGAAATTGTTCAAGCATATACTGATGGACAACAAGTTGCTCTTGCTTGGTTCGAAGCCGATTTAAATCCTAATACACAATACAAATTTTCATACGATCTTACAGTTAGTGATGTAAATTGGGATTTACCACAAGGTGCTGTTAATATGGTCGACCAGTTAGCATCAGACCCAGGAACTTTCTCAGAGCAGGGCGGTGGACCAGATCCAAAAACATATATTGTTTCTGTTATTGAAGATGCATCCTTAGTACGTCCTACTTGTGACGGAGTTGCAATTGAATATCTAGAATCAATCACCGCTATGGAAGTTGCTTGTCTTGCTCTAGGACACGTATGGGCTCCAGGAAACATCAACGATCCACAAACACAAGCACATACTCTTATTCCTTATCACTTAGAAGCACGAGAAGGTGACACAATTATTTTTACGAATCCTTCTACTTCTATTTTAGTCCACAATGCAGTATCAGATGATAATATTTCTTTTGCTTCTCCTGACTTGGAGCCGGGCGAAGATTGGCCTTGGGTTATAGACGGTTATCACGATTTATATTTCCACTGTACATTTCACCCTCTAGAAGAAGGTCGATTGTCTTCTACAACGAATCACCGATTCGTTTATTCTATCGATCACAATTTAAATCCCGGTGATACAATTAAAGTTCCTATTAACTATGGATCAAATATTGCCCTTCCATCGTTAAGTAATTCATATCACATTAATTTGGTAATGCCTCAGGTTTGTACCTCAGTAGGTGGTGCAGGAAACCAGAATGTTGTAGAATCACTTTATCACGATCTTTCAATAGACGATTTAGTAACATTTCAATCTGGTGCTGTTGAAACTAATCCAAATGCTGGTGTTCCTGTAGATGTAGTTTTCTCCGGGGGAAGTGATGGAGTCAATACACAACACGCTACCGGCGAAACTACAGTAGTTGGTGGTGTTGTAACAAATGCGGAACTAACCTCAGGAGGTACTGCTTATATTAGTATACCGACAGTATATATTACTGGCGGAGGTGGAGCTGGTGCTACTGCATCTATTGAGTTTAGTGGAATATTTGATGACTATCTTATGACGAATGTTGGCAGCGGATATCTATCTGTGCCTACTGTAGTAATTAGTGCGCCAGATGTCGCTACTTTAGCTGATCCGGGGAATGGTACTTGTACTGGTAATGCAAATCATAATGATGATGAATTATCCTGTTTAGCCGATGGTACTTGTTCTGATGGAACATATGATGGTAATGAAGCAGCCTGTTTAGCCGCAACTGAAACTTGGACACCTGCAAATAATACTTGGACAGATGCAACTGTCGCAACTGTTCAAGCGACAGCAACAGCAACTTTAACAAGTGGTGGCGAAATCGATATAATTACAATTGACGATGGTGGAAGTGGATATCACCTTCCTCCAACAGTCACACTATCGGGAGGTTCACCAACAGTTGCTGGAACATTAGATGCTTACATCAATGGTACAGTTATCACACTCTTACTAACTGCTGGCGGAACTGGATATGGTTCAGGTGACGGTTCAGTTGGAGTAGGCGAAAGAAAATGGGAAGAATATATCATCACCGCAGTACAAAAAGGTGATGCACGAGTAGACGTATTTTTTGATGATGTTAATTTCATCGGACACATTCATACTGCTGAATTGACCACGGCCGAATATGCGGCTATTCAAACTGGAGCTCCTACAGTTGTTATGACTTCTGTTGATGGAGATGGTTCTGGTGAAAATGCACCTCACTCTCACGCAGTTACATACGATTGGGATCCTGCATTAAACAATGGTGCAGGTGGAATGTATATGGTGGGTATGACAGGTTCTCATACACACGGTTTGGAGAACTACTACGATATTAGTGGTGGAACGAAAATCGAACTTACTAACTTTGGCCACTATCACGAAATCCTGCTTAATTTGGCTGACGAAGCAACACTTAAAGCAAGTCCTCTTACTGGAGTTACACAAGACA